TGGGGGAGCAGTTTTTCATCGAGGCGCGTCATCTTCAAAAAACGCAGCCTGAACGTTACCGGCATGAATATCTCGGCGAGGTTACTGGTACCGGCGGCGAAGTGTTTAAAAATGTCACGCTGCGCGGGATCACCGATGATGAAATCAAACGATTCGACCGAATCCGTCGCGGCCTCGACTGGGGATATGCGGTGGATCCGCTGGCATATATCGTCTGCCACTACGATAAGACCCGGCGACGGCTTCACATCTTCCACGAGCTGTATAAGGCCGAGATGAGCAACCGGGCGGCCGCCAGGCTAATCCGGGCGGAAAATACGCTCAATCAGGAGATCATCGCGGACAGCGCCGAACCGAAGAGCATTGCCGAGATGTATGAGTATGGATTGCGGGTAATCGGCGCCCGCAAGGGGCCTGACAGTGTCAAACACGGCATTGACTGGATGCGTGACCTTGAAGAGATCATCATTGATGACCAGCGCTGCCCAAATGCTGCGCGGGAGTTTTTAGGATACGAGCTGGATCGGGATAAGAATGGTAACTTTAAGGCCTCCTACCCCGACCGGGGCAACCACACCATCGATGCCGTCCGTTATGCGACGCAGGATGATCAGATCAATGTGCAAGTGAGGTAATGCTATGTACATCACCAACATGGAACTCATCAAGCAAAAGCTGACCGCTGAGGGCAGGCTAAGCACGAGCGATATCATTAAGCAGATCCTCAAAGATGAGGATGCGAACCCTGCAAAGCGATACATGGCTGTTGGTAAGCAGTATTACGACGGTGCTCACGATATCCTGCAACATGATTTTCGGCAGTCGTGGGTTTATGACGAGGTCGGGACAGCAGCAGGGATTGACCGCTCGGGACACCTCATCACGAACGAGAACAATTCCAACCACCATAATGTCCACAACATCTATCAGCAGCAGGTGGATCAGAAAACTGCATACATCGTCGGGAAGCCGCCCAGCGTCACGGTGGAGGGCGCGGAAGATCATTCAGAGTTGAAGTCCTTTGAGGACGCAGTCACCGCCGTTACGTCGGATGAGGAGTTTGCGGATACGCTCAATGATTACGTTACCGGTGCGAGTAACAAGGGTGTAGAGTGGCTACACGTTTATTACGATAAGGCGGGCATGCTGCAATATGTCGTCACACCCGCGGAAGAGGTCATTCCCTTCTATGATTCGGTCTACCAAAAAGAGCTTGTTGAGCTCATCCGCTACTACTCGGTCGCAGTAGTGGCCGATGGCAAGGAAACGCTGCGCAAGAAAATCGAGTGGTGGACGAAAGAAAACGTCACCTACTATGAAGAATCGGAATCCGGCGACTACATTCTTGATCAGGCCCGTAGCCTAAATCCCGCCGCGCATTGGTATAAAATCACGTCGAAGGATGGCCTTGTCACCCGTCGGGAGCCGCATGGCTGGGGGCGGGTACCGTTTATCCCGCTCTACAACAATGGCCGGCATGCGAGCGATCTGACGCGGATCAAGGGCTTGCAGGATGCATACAACCTCATATCCTCCGCCAGTACAAACAACCAAATTGATTTGGTTGAGCTCTACTGGATCGTGCAGGGCTACGGCGGAGAGACCGCGAAGGCCATCCAGCGCAAGCTGCAAATGAACAAGGCGGTCAGCATCTCCGACCCGCAGGGCAAGGTCAGCGCCGAACAGGTCACGCTGGGCGTGCAGGATCGCCTTGCCTGGCTTGATATGCTGCGCAGCGACATGTACAGCCTCGGTATGGCGATTGATACGACCGCCGATAAATTTGCGACGGCGCCCTCCGGCGTGGCGCTCAAATTCCTTTACACGCCGCTCGACCAGAAGGCGAATATGCTAGTCGTGAAGCTCAAGCGGGCGCTGAAAGAATTCATGTGGTTTGTCGCGCAGGATATCAACCTGAAGCAAGGCACAGACTACGATAGTTCTCTCATTCGCGTGGACGTGAACAAGACGGTCATTACGAACGACGCGGAGACTGTAACGATGATCCAGCAGTCGCAGGGGATTGTTCCGGACACGATCCTGCTTGCAAAGCACCCGTTTGTGGATGACGTAAACCAGGCCTTAAAAGACCTCGAAAAGCAGCGGGAGGAAGCAGCAAAACGCTTTTTGGACGGCGACGTCCCGCCGGGAGATGGAGAGGGTGAAGATGAATGAAGTCCTCGGATTATTGGGAAAAACGGGCGCTGGCACGAGAAGCGCAGGCCCGAAGAATTGCAAACCGGGAGATTGTGAAAGACATTCTTCCCGCCTATGACCGGGCGGCCCGGCAGATTACAGAGAATGTCAGGCAAATCTTTGAGCGCTATGCAAAGGACGGCGAACTGACCGAAGCGGAAGCCCGTAAGCTACTCAACGTCCGGGAAACCGAAGAGATACTGAACAAGCTCCGCGAGGAGCTGAAGGAGATCAAGGACCCACAGCTCCGGCGCAAGGCATTGAACCGGCTGAATGCTCCGGCCTACGCCGCGCGGATCAGCTGGCTGGAGGCGCTACGGGAGCAAATTTATGCGGAAATGGCAAAGGTGTCTGACAAGGAAATTGAAACGACTGGCAAGGTCATATCCAAATCTTACGAGCGCACCTATTACCGTTCTATTTTTGATACGCAGGTCGGCACGGGATTTGCTTTTTCCTTCACGCAGCTGCCGCAGCAGGCGATTAAGACCGTTCTGGGCGAAGCTTGGAGCGGCGCGCATTTCAGCCGGCGAGTATGGCACAATACGCAGATGCTGGCCCAGGAAGCCGAGAAGGTGATTACATCTGGCATTATCTCCGGGGCAAGCGTCCCGCGCATGGCGAAGCAGATTGAGGATGTGATGCAGACCGGGAAGTATGCGGCGACGCGGCTTATCCGCACGGAGGCCAATCGGGCGTATAACGCGGCAGAGCTCCATTCCTACGAGGAGACAGAAATCGAAAAGTATGCCTATCTCGCCACGCTCGACAGCCGCACATGCGTTGTCTGCGGCAGGCTGGACGGAAAAGTATTTCCGGTCAAAGAAGCAAAAGAAGGGATCAATTATCCACCGATGCACCCGAATGACCGCTGCACGACTGTCGCATATTTTGATGACCTTGGTCTGGAGGGATTAAAGAGGCGCGCAAGAGACCCGAAGACGGGTACAGTGAAAATCGTCCCGGCGGATCTCTCCTGGGAGGAATGGAAGACCGGAAACTATACAAAACCGAAGAATAGTGGTATAATACAAGCAGGACGTGATGCAATGAAGATGGACATTGAAATTGACGCGCTTACCTCGTGTCTGGTTGATACTTCAACGGGAAACGTTGTCAAAACTACATTTTCAAAGGCAATTTCCAGCGATTTAAAAAGTGCGAAATCAAAAGACGGTTGGTTATTTAACTGGACTGACCCAGATCTCGCAGCTGACGACATCTACAAACTGACGGTAGCTGGGAGCGAAGAAATCCAGGGCATGATTGCATTGCAATATGAGGAACGCGATAAAGCTGTTTATGCGCATATTGCGGAGAGCGCCCCGTGGAATCGAGGAAAGGCCAAGCGCTATGAGGGCGTAGGCGGTCATCTGTTTGCGATCGCCGCGCAAAAATCTATGGAGAAGGGCTATGGCGGGTTTGTCTTTTTGGATGCAAAGAACGCGGATTTAGTCCGACATTACGAGGAAGCGCTAGGCGCTCAATTCTTGGGGATCGCGCACCCTTACCGTATGATTATCGACGAGGAAGCCGCCGCGAGGCTGCTTCGAATTTATACTTTTGATGAGGAGTGACCAAAATGTCTGAGCAGGAAATGGAAGCGATGAAAGCTTTAGATGAAGCTGCAGAGAAGGCTGGCGGATACCTTTCGCCGTTCTTTGATTCGAAAACACACTACGATTACCGGAAGATCCTCGCCTACTGCCGTGAAAAGGGCATCGAGCCGCCTGATCTGACGATCCGGGAACTTCATCAATTTATCATCGAGCAATAAGCGAAGAGAGACTTGCGGGTGCAGGCCTCTCTTTCTTTATGCCATGCCGTTTTTGAGGTGATCATTTGAAATGCCCATATAACCGAAAATCCGAGACGCATTATCAGCGCTGGGCGCAGAAGTACGATGAGGATTCACAGTCTCCCAAGGGAGGAAGCCAAATAGATCAGTATATTTTTGAACTGGAAGATTGCCTGAAAGAGGAGTGCGGCGCTTGGCAAAATGGCCGGTGCTGCTATGCGTCTGTTAATCTCGAAAACACTTAAAATTATGGATCTCGCTAACAGGGGCGACGCAGCTTTTGCGCCGTCCTTTTGTTATACAAAAATCCGCTGACCGCGGGCGTAAACGGCGGAGCGGTGCGGGATGCGACCCCGTAAAAAGCGTAGCCGCAGGAGGCATGCATGGAAAGAAAATTTTTGGAATCCCTTGGGATAGAAAAAGAGGCCATTGATAAAATCATGGCTGAAAACGGCAAAGACATTGAGGCGCAGAAAGCCCTCACCGCCGCTGAAACGCAAAAAGTGACGGCGGCAAACAACACCATCAAGCAGCTGCAGGACGCCGTCAAGAAATTCGACGGTGTTGACGTTGAAAAGCTCAAAGGTGATCTTGCCGCCCTCCAGCAGAAGTACGACGCCGACACCGCGAAGCTACGACTGGACAATGCGCTGGATGTTGCTATCATCGACGCGAAGGGCCGTAGCACAAAGGCAGTCAAGGCCTTTTTGGACTACGGCAAGCTGAAGCTGAAGGACGACGGCACGATTGATGGGCTGGACCTCGACACTCTGAAAAAGAATGAGCCGTATCTTTTCGAGGCCATCGAAACCAACATTATAGGGGGCGGAGATCCAGGCGGCGGAAACGAGCCGCCGGAGGAGGGAGAGCCGCCCAAGGATTACGCCGGTTACAAAAAATGGCGTGAGAAACATCAGTAGTAAAGGAGTATGATTTATGCCCAACAAATTTTTGACCCCTGACATCATTGCGAACGAAGCGCTAATGGTCCTTGAGAACAATACAGTAATGGCCGGTCTCGTCCATCGGGATTACTCTAAGGAGTTTAATCACGTGGGAGATACCATTACCATTCGCAAGCCCGCAAAGTTCATCGCTAAGAACTTTGTTGGCGAAACGTCCGAACAGAGTGCCACTGAAGGCAGCACGACTGTTACGCTCGACCATTTCCGCGACGTAACCGTCCCTGTCACCTCCAAGGAGCTTACGCTTGATATCAAGGATTTTTCCGCCCAGATTGTAACGCCCGCCATGCAGGCGATCTCTCAGGCGGTCGACAGTGATATCATCGCCGAGGGAATCCGAAGCGCAGGCCGTACCGTGGCAGGAACTGCGGACGCAACTGATCTGAAGGATCTCGCTAATATCGCCAAAGGGTTCGATCTTGCGGCGGTGCCTGTTGCAAATCGGCGTCTGGTACTTCATCCGACGCACAAATACCGCTACCTGACCACGGATAACCTTACGAAAGTTGCGTATGCGGGAACTGGAGACGCGCTGCGCAATGCAGAGCTCGGGCAGATTTACGGCCTCGACACCTACATGAGTCAGAATGCGCCGGATACGCTTGCCGAGAAATCCGGTACGGCGACAGCTGCAAAGATCACCTGCACAGCCGGAGCGGAGACAGTTGCGCTGTCCGGCGTCACTGCGGCGACAGGCACTATCAAAAAAGGTGATGGATTTATCCTGGATGGATATCTTTATCGCTTTGCGGAGGATAAGACAGCAGCCTCCGGGGTGGTTGAAAGTATTGCTATCGACCAGCCAATCCACAAGGCTGTAGCAGAGGCGGAGGATATCTACCTCATTCATACGACGCATTCTCTGGCTTTCCACCGCAACGGCCTAGCATTGGTTACGCGGCAGCTGGAGCTTCCGATGGGAGCATCCAAAGCCTCCATTGCATCTGCGGACGTCTTTGCAGTTCGCGTTGTATTTGATTACGATTCCACCCATAAGAAGGATACAGTCAGCTTCGATGTTTTGTACGGCGTGAAGACGCTCAACTCGAGCATGACTACAAGGCTGGTGGGGTAATGGACGAACTGCATGAGCGCATGCTGGAGGATTTATATACCCTGATTGGATTCGAAAACGCTGGAAGGGAGGAGCTTTGCTTTTTCCTGCGATCTGCCGAGGAAAAGGCACTCCGATTCACCCGGCAGTGGGAATTGATCGGCGGCATGCCCACAATCGTCGTGGAAATCGCCGCCGATCGGTTTCGCCGGCAGGGCGCCGGGCCGGAGGTCGCGCAGCGAGTAGCAAGCCTGACTGACAACGGCCAATCTGTGAGCTTCCAGGCATACGCGGCGGAGGCCGTGCCATCCTCCGGTTTAACGGAGAGCGAAATGCAGGCGCTGTGCGCCTACAGAAAGCTGTGGTAGCATGAAAATCCCCGACAAATTCAAAGACATACAGGCAAGAGTGTTCCAGGATAAAACCGTCGAACACTTCTTGCCCATTTCTTCGTCCGGCTCGCTTGGAACGCCCACATCCCAGCCGGCCGATGCGCCTTCTGGAAGATACCAGGTCAACTTTATGCTTGTAACAGACGACCTGAAAGCGCAGGAGTGGGGCCTCAGCATCAACCGGGATGCAGTGATGACGGCATCATTCCCGCCACCGGTCGAGGAAGGGCATTTTATCAGATACAATGGGCAGTTTTACCGCGTTACCGGCGTGCAGCCGTTCGACGCTTACACCCGATATCTGCTAAAGGCGGTGGATATATGAGCGTGGAAATTAAGGGCCTCGACAGCCTGCGTAGGAAATTACAATCGCTGGGCGGTGAGCTGGAGCAGGCGACGGAAAAAGGCGTGGAGAAGGCCACGAAGACCGTGCAGACGGCCGCAAAGCTGCTCTGCCCGGTTGACACTGGTTATCTGCGCGAGAGCATCCAGACAAATTTTGCGTGGCAGCCCTCAGGTGAATACGTCGGTACAGTCGGAACGATCGTGGAATACGCCCCGTATGTCGAGTTCGGCACCGGCCAGATGGGCGCTGCGTCTCCGTCCCCACCGAAGGCACCCCTTAGTTTGGGTTATCGTGAGGACTGGAAAGGCCAGTTCGCACAGCCGTACCTCTATCCCGCACTGGTCAATAACCGTGACCGCATCGTAAAACATCTGGAGATTGAACTCCGCAAAGGCATCCGGGAGGCAATGAAATGATTGACATGGAACAAACTGTATACGATATCTTGACCACCACCCTGACCGGAATGAAATGGTCCGTGGGCTTCCCGCAGGATTTTCGCGTGCTGGACGACGGCCTGGGCAGCATCAAGCAAATGGATAACTCTGTGCGCACGTCGACCTCCTCCGGCATTGACCGCATCTCCAACGTGGCTGTGCAGGTACAGGTCTGGGCCCCTACACCAGAGCGGCGCAACGAGCTTGACCGGGCGATCGATGCGGCGCTCACTGCCCTTGGCTTACCCCGCAGCACTTTAAACCACCTGGAGGAGATATTGCCGGGCGCAATCCCCGCATACCGTTCCGTTCTGCTGTACAGCGGTGCGTATGACAATGTGACAAAACAATTTTACATCAAATAAAACAAAAGTCAGGTCCTGCATGGGCCTGAGAATTGAAATTACATCAGATAAGGAGTTGATTTTATGGATGGACTTTCTACCATCGGCACAATTTTAAAAATGGGCGCACAATCTTCATCTCTGACGGAAGTACCCGATCTACAGGACTTCCCCGACCTCATGGGTGCGCCAGATAAGATCGAGACCACGACCATGAAAAATACGTCCCGCACTTATATTCCCGGCCTGAAGGATCCCGGAGATATGGCGTTCAACTTTTTGTATTCCGGCATGGGGGCGAGTTCGAATTACGCCATCCTGAAGACCGCACAGGATTCCGGCGCTACACAGTATTTCCAGCTGGAGTTCCCGGACAAATCCGGCTTTGCGTGGCAGGGTAAAGTGACGCTATCTGTGCCCGGCAAGGGCATCGGTGAAGCGTTGCAGTTCACGGCGAATATCACGCCGACAAGCGAGATAACGGAAATTGAAACCGAATAAGGAGGTCATGAAACATGGCGGCATTCTACATCCTGGCTGTTGACGACCGGGAATATAAACTCAAACTCACCACCGCGTCCAAAATCGAAGCGGAGAAGCGCCTCGGCTTCTCGCTATTGGAGGCTCCAGAGAACATCACACGGGCGGAAACCTTCGCGGTCATCCTCTGGGCGGCCCTCCAGAAATATCACAGGACGATGACCCTGCCGAAGGTCTATGATCTCATCGACGAGATGGAGGACAATGGCTGCACGATCAGCGAGAAGGCCGATCTGCTCTTGGAGGTCATGAAGGTCAGCGGTTTTTTTTCGCAGGAGGATCTGCAAGAGATGGAAAAGAAGCAGGAGACGGAATAACCTACCGAACTGTAACGGAACTGATAGAAACCCTGTATCCGCAAGCGCTGGATGCAGGGCTTTCCCCAGATGATTTTTGGGAGATGAGCATCGGCGAGGTTGAGCAGGTCATAGCCACCCGGCTCAAACACCAGCAGGAGCAGACGAAGTCGCAGGCTACGATGCTTTGGAAGCTCGGCGATCTGATCGCATTTGCTGCACATGATCCGAAGCATTACCCGCCCCTGCACGAGGCATTTCCCGGCCTGTTCCAGCCGCCGCAGGAGCAGCAGACGGACTGGCGCGTGATAAAGGCCCGTATGGCATCCTACAGTGCCGTGAAAAATGCGAAAATGAGGGGTGGTGAAAGCCATTGACCGTAGAAGAATTGCAGGTTGTAATCTCCGTCAAGATGGAAAAGATCGATGCGAAAATTAACAACCTGATCAAGAAGTGTGATAGCCTTGGCGCAAATGCGACGAAGGCTGGAAGGGGCACCGACAAGCTGTCCGACGCCTGCACGAAGCTCAAAGACCGGGCGGAGGCCGGCAGCGCGGGCACACAGAAGCTCTCTGGATCCCTGAAGGTCCTGAAAGCGGGCGCGGCCGTCGCCGCGATCACAGCCGTCACGAAGGCTGTAAAACGGCTGACGGACGCTTACGCGGAAACCCAGGCGGCGCAAGTCGGGCTGGAAAGCATCCTTGCAGCCCAGGGGAAGGACGTATCGCAGGCAAAAGCTTGGTTGCAGGAATACACAAAGGATGGCCTAATCCCCCTGGCAGACGCCTACACGGCCTATAAGAACCTATCCTCCGCCGGGTACGCGGACGACCAGACGCAGAGCGTCCTACAAAACCTGAAGGATTCGGCGGCGTTCGCCCGGCAGGGGTCGCTCACGATGGGCGAGGCGGTCAAATCTGCGACGGAAGGCATTAAGAACGAGAACAGTATCCTGGTCGATAATGCTGGCGTTACAAAGAACCTCTCCGTCATCTGGGAAGAATATGCTGCGTCCATTGGGAAGGGCGTGGGGAGCCTCACAGCGGCCGAAAAACGCCTTGCCACGGTAGAAGGTCTCATGCGGGAAACCGCGTTCCAGACCGGCGACGCGGCCCGTTATGCCTCAACTTTCGCCGGCGCGCAGGCGGCGCTGAAAGCGCAGACAAAACAGCTCTCCAGTGCCCTTGGCTCAATTTTCGCCCCGGCGATGCAGGCGGCGTTGCCGTACCTGACCGCACTGGCTGAAAAAATGACCGTGCTTGCCACACGCGCAGGGCAGGTCATGGCCGCACTGTTTGGCATCAAACCAACGCCGATCAAGCAGCTCTCCGCGAGCACGCAGACAGTCTCTGCGGGGCTTGAGAAGGCCACAAAGAAGGCAAAAGAACTGAAAGGCCAACTGCTCGGCATCGACGAGCTGAACGTCATCGAGAAGGCCGACACAGGTGATAGCAGCGGCAGCGATACCACCGGGAGCACTGGCGGCATGAGCACAGGTATCCCGATCAATAGTGCTCTGTCCAACGCGGATAATGTGATTGATCCGAGAATTACGGCAAGGGCGGAAGAGATCAGGGAGAAGCTGCGTGAGGTCAAAGACTTGATCCAGACCTATAGCCCGGCCATCAAGGGTGTGGCGGCGGTTGGTGCCGCAGCGTTTGGTGCGGCCAAGATCAGCAAGTGGTTTGGGTTGGCCAAGGCAGCAGTGGGCAAATCGCCTTTACTATCCAAGGGCGTGAAGGCACTTGGAAAATCGTTGCTCTATGCAAAAACCTCGTTTGCCATAACCAGAAATCCCTTAAAGGGGTTGGCGAATGGATTTAGCTCTCTGTGGAGTAGCTTCAAACATTTTATGGGTGGGCTGAATCCTATGGTGAAGATGGGTGTTGGCCTTGCAGCCCTTGGTGGTGAGGTTGTCGTTGTCAAAAACGCGGTCGAAGAGTATGCCCTGGGCAACCTGTCACTTAAAGATGCCCCGTTGCAAATCGATCCTACGGCTGCGGCCGCGGGCGGTGTTATGTATGCGACGTTTGGGCCGTGGGGGCTTGTTGCAACAGCGGTGGCGGGTCTGGCGGCCGGGATCTATGGTGTCATTAAGGCAGACGAGCAGCTCCGCGCGGAGGCGCTAAAAAAAGATTTTTATGACGGTGTTGGTACGAGCATATCCGACATTGCCGCGGGGTTTGGGAACATCACACAGGCCGTCATGGACGCTAACCAGCCAATTATTGATAATCAGGCCATCATCGACAACGCCAAAGAAAGCATCAAAAAAACCACATCTGAGATCGACGGATTGATATCAGGCATGGATCGCGGAACCATTAGCGTCGGTGAGGCTGTCCCGCAAATCCAGCAAGCTTTTGCATGCCTGGAAGAAAACACTAAGCAAATATTGGATAAGATTTATGATAACATCACCCGTGCATTGGCGGGGAGCGTTGGAGATACATTAATTTCCCTCGGCTATTCGATCCCGGAAGTAATGGGCTTGATAGACAAAGTGGTGGGAAACAGCAAAACTAAATTAGATGAACTAAAAAACAAGGCCGACGAACTCACCGAAAAGTTGATGAGCGGCAAGGGCGACAAAACGGCGCTTGCGGAGCAGTTGCTCGAGATCAACCGCGAAATCGCAAATTTAACCACAGAAGCCGATCCGAAAATCACAGCATTTAAAACAGCTATAAGCAGCATCACAATTGATAACCTTAATTTTAAATCTGCGGATGAGTTTGCCGCAGCAATTAAAAATATGGCTGAAAAAGCGGATGCTGCAAAAGAATCTGTAGCGCAGGCCAATTCGGCACTCATCAACAATTTAGAAACCCTCAAAAAGAGCGCTACAGATGCCAAAGACATCAAATATATCAGCGGAATCATCGAAAGCATCCAAAAGGATACTATAAAGCAACAAGGCGCTATCGACACTCAGATGCAACAGGTTGCCGATACAATACAGCAATCTTTTTATACGCAATACAAAAATTTGGTGCAAAAAGAGTCACCTGGGTGGTGGGAGAAATTTCTGGGGTGGATTACCCCTGCCAATACCCGAGATATGGTCAACGAAAGGGTTTTGGGGTACTTTGATGATTTGGATGACGCCTTCGCAGAAGTGTTTAACGGGTACGGTTATAGCTCGCTTACAGGGTATGCAAAAGGGTTGCTTGACAATGAAAAAGCAGCCGCTGCGCAGGCCCGGAGCACATCCGACTACATAGCACAGGGCTTTGCTGCCGGTATGCAAATTCACTCTCCCTCTAAGCTGTTTGCACAGTACGGCAAATGGAGCCTGGAAGGCTATGCCGACGGTGTCAAAGACCAAACACGACCGGCGCGTGACGCAATGAAAACTGCCGCTGAAAGTATCTAAAGCAGTTTCGAATCCTCTTTTTCGTATAACTCATTTAAGTCAATCGGCAGACAAGCGGCACAAGGTCTGACTGACGCATTCCGGAATCTTTCTTTCCCTCATATCAAAACCCCGCATTATGAACTGGATTACGACACGTGGGGCGCTGAGGGGGAAGCTTGGCGACAGATGGGCTTGCAGGGCCGCCCCTCGGTCAACGTCAAGTGGTACGCCAAAGGCGGCGTATTTACCGATCGCTCGCTTATCGGCGTTGGCGAGTACCCAGGAGCAGCCAGCAACCCGGAGATCGCAACGCCGCAATCCATCATGCGCGACACGGTCGCCGGTGTACTCCAGTCCGACCGCAGCAATCAGTACGACGTGATCTACCGCGCGGTGTATGCCGCGATCTCGGCGCTGGGGCCGGATTTATTCTCCCCCGAAGTGGTGGTTGATCTGGACGGTCGTAATCTAGGCCGTGGCAGCGCAAAGTACGTCAAGCAGGAGCTTATCCGCTCCGGCGAATGGTAAATAACAAAATCCTCCCTGCCACAATAGCAGGGAGGAACGGATTATTTTTTATTCTTTGCAGTCCATTCACTCCATGAAATGCTCTCTATTAATTCGCTTTCCCCTGTCACGGGATTTTTAGCTCTGCGCATGTGCGGGGAATCATCCTTAGAGTAAGAGACCGTTCCACATCTACATCCGTGATGCAAAGGTGGAAAATTTTTTCCTATTTGTGCCTCAGATGTATAAAATATTTTCTTGTCCATTTCGCCACAAATTGGGCAGGTTTTTGCATCCAAACAAGCCATAAATGTGTACTGTTTTATTCCGATTTGTTTATAGGAAAATAACTCCCGACTGTTACAGATTAGAGAAAATGCGTCGTGAAAAAGACGCGGCAAAAATCCCCTTTCTTCATCAGTGAGCGGAATGCGCAGTGCTCGTTCTGCCAACGGGCCAAGGCGGGGAACGGTAGCACCGATAAGATAAGTGGTGACTAAGATGGCCTTCATTTGATATTCGTATTCGGATAAACCTGAAGGAAGTTCCAATCTTGAATTCATAAAGCAATATATTCCATACGATTCTTCTTCTCTTAATTCAGCATAGCCCCCTGAGTTCCCATATTCCTCAGATTCGCGTGGAATGCGTTGTTCTTCCCGGTATATCTCTACACGCTTATACGCATCTCCGATTCTTTTCCGGCAAATAAGATCAAAGCATTCATCCTCAAGGTTTCTTAGTTTCGATTCCTCTGCAATCGCATACGCATTTAGTGCCTCTTTTCCTTTCTCAGTAATTATATACCCTATCGTTTAAAAAAGGGAAATCTTCTAAAAGCTCTTCCTTCCACACGTTATCCTGAATTCTTTCAATCAATTCGTTTTTCTTTCCCGACACTTTCAAATTGAACTTTTTTGATATTTCTTTTAGTTGCGGCATTTTCAGCAAAGAGAGATCATCCGCGAAGGAAGCCTCTGTGAGCAGCTCTTCCCTCTTCAATTGAGCAATTACCCCCGGAAGATCGTCAGAGAACCTATTGATGATCCCAGTAAGCGGAGAGCTCGCGCTGCATCCCTTTGCTCTTTTCAAAACCTCCATTTTAACCGCCTCTGGCATAGCTTCTGGAGTTCCGTTGTCTTTTGTTTTTGTTATGATCTCCTGTGTTTCCCAATTCATAATTTTGGGGCCTGAAGGCTGAAAGAAGGAACCAGTTTGGTAGTTTTCGCAAACGTCGCACAGACCGTCTGCATTTACCTTTAAAAATAGACCTTTACGGCCACATTTTTTACATTTCAAGACAAAATCCCCCTCTCACATCACAAAATAAATGTAACACAAGAGGGGGATTTTGTAAAGATTTCAACCCACAGGCCCCATGTGGAGCCTGACAATCCAGGACGCTATGTACTGATGGGCAGCTTCATTTCAACCCACAGGCCCCTCGCGGAGCCTGACCCGTCCTCCAGCTGCTTGGTATAGACAACTACCGGATTTCAATCCACGCACCCGCGAGGGGTGCGACCTTCCCGGCTTTTGGGTTGCCCTCATAACGGTTATTATTTCAATCCACGCACCCGCGAGGGGTGCGACCAAAAAAGTGTGTGCAAGCTGCGGCAAAGAGGTCAAATTTCAATCCACGCACCCGCGAGGGGTGCGACCTCTGCAAGGATGACCATAGCCGCGTCCGTTACAAAATTTCAATCCACGCACCCGCGAGGGGTGCGACCGGTGGAATTTGACGACATGATCCACCGCGTCATATTTCAATCCACGCACCCGCGAGGGGTGCGACACAGTTCGTACGTTTCTCACCAAAAGTTCGAAAGTATTTCAATCCACGCACCCGCGAGGGGTGCGACCGCCTGCCAATCATGGTGATAACCGACAGACAAACATTTCAATCCACGCACCCGCGAGGGGTGCGACGCCTGGCCTATCAGTTGATCATGTGGGTCATCAAATTTCAATCCACGCACCCGCGAGGGGTGCGACGTATCGGTCTACCGTGACCGAAGAGACCCCTACAATTTCAATCCACGCACCCGCGAGGGGTGCGACTGCCGTTCGGGTAGTACTTCACGCGAGCGTTGTAATTTCAATCCACGCACCCGCGAGGGGTGCGACAGCAAACACAGCCAATCGCTTGCCTGTCTTTACTCCTTTATTACAGCATATTTTACAGGATTTTACAAGCATCCGACACATACAAAACGCGGAAACGGCAAAAAAATCTAAAAATCAGGTGCGAAACTCCTGGCAATTTCATGTTCGCTCAAGGTTCGCACCTGTTTTGAAATAATATTTACAAAACCTCTTGCCTTGTTACTAGTAACAGGAGGTGATAGATTGTCGCCAGAAAGCAGAGCCGAGTACATGAAAGAACGTCGCAAAACCATTGGACAATTTAGCGTCTCTATCCAAAGAGAGAAGCTTGATGCGCTCACCAAAAAACTGGAGACACAGAATAAAACAAAAACCCAATGGCTGAACGAAAAAATTGATGAAGAACTCGGCAAATAAAGAGAACGCCCACCCTCCGACCAAGAAGCTGTGGACGTTCCAACGCACCAGACCGTAGTCTGATAAATCTATTATATCAGGCTACCTCTGGAATTTCAACGAAGTTCAGGAGGTATTTTTATGCTCAAAACGAGAATCAAAGAAATCCGGCAATCAAAAGGCATGTCGCTGCGTATGCTGGCCGATATCAGCGGCACCAGCAAAGAATCCATCATCAATCTGGAAACTGGCCGCACCGATCCGAAACTCAGCACCCTGCTGGCCGTTGCCGACGCTCTGCGCGTCCCGCTCGCGGAGCTGTTCGACGAGCCACAGCCAGCACAGCAGCCCGACCTGCCGCAGAAGCAATATGACGCGCTCGCATGGGCGTATGTAAAAATTGCAGAGAGGTGTATCGCATGAACGATATGGAATACGCGGAAACCCTTGCCGACATGCTGCGCAGTTTAGACGATTCCACGTTGCAAAAAGCAATTGACGTTTTCGAGAAAGCGCTTGACGAAAGAAAGGAGCAGACAGCATGAACGAACTGAAAGTATTTGAGAAGAACGGACAACTTTTGACCGACAGCCGAGAAGTGGCAAAGATGATCGGTAAGGAACACTTTCATTTGATGAGAGATATTTCAAGCTATATGAAAGTCCTGAATGGCATTGAAACCGAGGATTCCGACGAATCCAAAATTGGATTCGTTAAAAACTCACGGCTGAAAATTAAGCCGTCAGATTTCTTCCTCGAAAGCACGTACCTGGACGGCAAAGGAGAAATCCGCCCCTGCTGCCTCCTCACCAAGAAAGGCTGCGACATGGTCGCAAACAAGCTCACCGGCCAAAAGGGTGTATTGTTCACCGCCGCCTATGTCACCGCCTTTGAACAGATGCGAGAGCGTATTAAAACCGGCAAAGCACTCCCAGACGACGAATCCCGCAAGCTCCGCGCCCGTGCAATGGCCTTGAATGCAGCCAACCGCTCCGCCCGGATGCTCATTGACGCTTACGACAGCGCCGGCATCCAGCCGAGCTACAAGGTGCTGGCCCTGACCGATCTTTACCGCAACGAGGGCCTCAAACTCCCTACGCCGCCGCTGGAGGTGGATGAGCTTACATACGACTTCACGGAAATGGCCGAAGCGCTTGGAATCCTGTCCGAAGCGTCCGGCAAGCCCCATGCGCAGGCCGTCGGCGCGATCGTCTCCACCCTCGCCATTCCGGAGCAGATGATCGTCCATGCACCCTATGACCGCAACGGCCACGCAGCAGACTACGACCGCTACAAGGCCCCGGTGCTCGACATGGTGCGCAATTGGCTCGCAGAGCACGGCAACCCTCGCCCGATCGCGGCGAAGGGTAAGAAGTATCGGGTGAAGTACGCCAGTTAAATTGTTGAAACCCTTGCATTCTCAGTATATGTACGGTATAATGTACATATACTGAGAGCAGGAGGCGAAGCAAATGACAAATACCAATATTACGAACCTGCGCAAGAATCTGTTTGAGTATATTGACCAGGCCATTACCTACAATGACGTCATCAATGTCAATACCAAAAAGGGAAATGCGGTCATCATGAGCGAAGAGGAATACAACGGCCTGATGGAAACGCTGCATATCGCGGCGGTTCCCGGACTGACAGAGGCCATCCTTGAAAGCTCGAAAGAGCCGCTTGACAGTATGGCAAATGCGGATGATTTGGAGTGGTAGGGATGTATGAGGTCAAGCTCTCAAAACGCGCGCAGAAGGATTTACAGAAGCTCAAGCAGAGCGGGTTATCCAAAAAGGCTAAGTCGCTGGTCGATATCCTGAAGGAAAACCCGTGGCAGAACCCGCCGCCCTATGAAAAGCTGGTGGGCGATCTCAACGGATTTTATTCCCGCCGGATCAACGTCCAGCATCGGCTGGTGTACAAGGTCTATGAAGATGAAAAAGCGGTTGCGATCTACAGTATGTGGACGCACTACGAATAAGGGAAACGCCCGCACTTGTGATCAGGTGCGGGTTTGTCTTTGAACTTGGCGTATAAAGCCATCTAACGTTAATCTGTTAAATTCATCCGCAGTACGCCCGTGCATCTCTATCATCGGAGGAAGGCATTCCTGAATCTTATATCCAACAGGCGTTAAATCATAATCAAAGATATAAGGATTCACGGCATATTGATGTTGCTTTTTTGTTATAAGCGCAAGTATATCTTCTCTCGAATAAAACATTTTCGGTATGGATATATCTAACGCATTCGATAGCTCCTTTTCATCGATGACCTCTAGACATAATAGCTTATAAGCTACCTCCGCGATCCATGTATAGGGCATTGAGGAAGTGAACATTTGAAGGCTTATTTTTTGATTTTCAATTGATTTTATAATCCATGAAAAATCTTCTTTGCTAATTTTCTTTCTAAACAATTCAACTGATAATGCCTCAATTTTAGAAATATCTACATGAAAATAAATTCCATAAATTTTATACATTTGCTTAGACTGTACCTGTAAATATCGTAATTTAACATCTGAAGATGACAAATTGGCTTTTCTTTCAACTATATTTTTACTGTTTAGTTTTGCACAGCCGATCGATTCAAGATAAGTCCCATAATCAAATGAATAAATGCCCTTCGTCAAAAGGTTTATAATATTATAATCGGCGACAAAGCTACATTTCACATTCCAAAAAGCTAATTCCTGTAAGCTCTTAAGAATGTCACGATTCATTTTTTGGAGTATCTCCATTGCCTGTTCGGCAATAATGCGATCATATGATCGTCCTTTACTAAAAACATGATCCACCGCCAATTGAACCAGCGTATCGTGAACCACGCTGTCATCCGTGGAACTGGCCGTTTTCATTGCGCTGCCTAGCATATATTGCACTTCTGGCTCCGCGAACTCATTGATTGCTTCCGGTTTCTTCTGGTGAATTTGGGCCAAGATCTCATTGAGCACCGGTTCAACACGTTCCCAAGCTTTATCGGATGCCAGTTTGGTGAGGTATGGAAGTTCATTCCTATAAATATCCATTGCGATCTCTTTTGCATCTGCATAAGAGATTCCATATTGATTAATATCTCTGCCGGCCTGCAGATTGTTATCTCCTTCTACCGATTGTTCACTTTTCAACGTGGATATCACCTACCGCCTGGTTATTGTAATTCCCCTTGATCCGTTGTCTGTTGTTGCTGTTCGTCGATACGCTGTTCCTGATTTTCACGATGTTTGACGCGGCATAAATTGACACGCACAGCCCTATAATCGATACCGGCAGGCTGATAATCGTGCAGATCGCTGCGATCATGTTTAATGTTTCAGTCAAGTCAATTCTCCTCTCTTTGTCGTTCTTCCCTATTCATCCCATATTCTACCTGAATCTTTTCCATTCGTAAAGCCGTTTCGCAAAACTTGCCAAAAAAGCACACTAGAGCTCTTTATAGGGTTCACGGTGTGCTTTTCTCATACCTTAAAAGGAGGTGATCCCCATCATCTACGCAATCGACGGCAAATCCTTCCCCAAGCCGCCCTCCAGCTGTGAGCACACCGTCACGCAGGTTGTCACCAAGGCCAGCCGCACCGTGGGCAAGGGCGCGCTGCTCAACAAGGAGCTGCTTGCCGAGAAGGAGAAAATCAACTGCGTCTGGCTGTACATGACTGCGCGGGAATATGCGCAGCTCCGCCAGATGGGCGCAGGGAAAAATTTCTTCCGACTAAACTACTACGACGCCACCACCATGACAAAGAAGACGAAAGAGTTTTATGGCTCCGACATTACTGCCACGGAGGTGAATGGCTTGGATCGGAATGACATCCCGCAAGGCTATCAAACCGTCAAATGGAGCTTTATAGAAAGGTAGGCGAACTCCATATGCTCACCGTCCCCCAGGAATTCCACGATTATTCGCGCGCCTCTGAACGCCGCACGGACCTCATTGTCCGGCTCGATCCATTAAGCTGGCCGACGGGCATCAACGCCCACGGCACCGCGCACAGCCTTTGTATGCCCATCCAGTGGGACAAATCCCCGCCGCACCGTCTTTATGCCACGGGAGAGTACAACCGCACACCCCTCGACGGCCGTGCCCTCGTCAACGGCTGGGCCGGGCAGGTCTACGGCTATCTCTCCAACGCCCTGTCCGATCAGGACGGCTTGTTTATGAAGGACACTGTCAAGCTCAGCTGCACCCGCAATGGCGGTGCGATCAGCGTTTTGACCATCTGCTTTGATCCCGCAGCCAATGAATACGCCGTAGACTTTGACGTCACAATCGACGGCGCGTCGTCCACAGAGACCTATCATCAAGAATGGCACATCCGCAACAATGACCAGCCCATCGTGCACATCACCGGTATCCGTGCCGCCTATGATACTGTTACGGTCACGGTCAGCAAGTGGAGCCACCCCTTCCACCGGGCACGCATCCGCGAGATCGCAAACGGCGTGTTATTCGAGGCCACCGGGGATAGCTTGTACAGCTGCAACCTGATCTCCGAATCCGATCCCACCAACCAATCCATCCCCACCGGCGAATGCACCCTGACCTACCCCGATCCGCAGGGCATGTTCGACCCGGCGAACCCCGCGGGCGTGGCATCTGCTGTCCGGTCGGATCAGATCATGACCGTCTGGATTGGCGTAT